TGCGGTGAGCAAGATGTACGTGTTCAGGAACGACACGACGGGTGGCTTTGCCCTGACGCTGAAGACCTCTGGTGGCACGGGTATTGCTGTCCCAGCGGGCCAGTACAAGTTTTTGTACTGCGACGGCACGAACGTGGTGGAGGCAGTGAACTCACTGGGGCCTGTGGCTTCGTTGACGGCCTCGCAGGCGGTGTTTACTGACGCCTCAAAGAACTTGGTGTCCAACGCCATCACGGGCACGGGCAATGTGGTGATGTCCACCAGCCCCACGCTGGTGACCCCTATCCTTGGCACTCCCACCTCGGTCACGCTGACCAACGCCACGGGGCTTCCTGTATCAACAGGTATTTCTGGGCTAGGTACTAACGTAGCTACTGCTCTTGCAGTTAATGTCGGTACTGCTGGCGCATTTGTAGCTAACGGCGGCGCTCTAGGCACACCATCGTCTGGAACTTTGACCAACGCCACGGGCTTGCCTCTCGCGACGGGCGTTACGGGCACGCTTGCAACGACGAACGGTGGCACGGGGCTGACTTCGTTTACCTCCGGTGGGGTGGTGTATGCCTCCAGCACAAGTGCGCTGGCTACGGGGAGTGCGCTGACGTTTGATGGGACGAACCTAACGGCAACGAATGGCGCAACCATCCAAGGACTCACAGTAGGCCGTGGTGCAGGTGCTGTGGCTACCAACACTGCGGTGGGTGCAAGTGCTTTAGGAAATAACAGTACGGGTTCGCAAAACACCGCTGTAGGTTATCAAACAGGGTTGTCCATTACTACAGGAGATAAAAACACTGCTTTTGGCGCATCCATTATGGATCAGTCTGCTGGCGTTACTGGTCAAGAGAATTCAGCTTTTGGTCGTGTCAGTATGCGGTTCCTTACAAGTGGTTCTTACAACACCGCTTTAGGTAATGAAAGTCTGTTAAAAGTTACAAGCGGTTCAAACAACACTGCTGTAGGTTTTGATGCACTGCTAGAAAACACCACCGCCTCCAACAACACTGCTGTTGGTTATCAGGCGGGGTACAGCAATACTACGGGCGCAAACAACACCGCTGTTGGCTTCCAAGCAGCGTATACGAACACCACGGGAACCAGCAATACTGCAGTTGGGTATCAGGCTGGGTATACGAACAGCACGGCAAATAACCAAACGGCGGTTGGGTATGAGGCTCTTCTGCTTGCCACGGTAGGAGAGAACACCGCAGTAGGCTACCATGCCGGCAGGGCTGTCAGCACTGGCGATGGAAACTCTTTCTTTGGGCGTTCTGCTGGTGCCAGCACTACAACCGGCAGGCTAAATGTAGCAATTGGTTACGCAGCTTTGCTGAATAATACGACAGGGGAGAGAAGCGTAGCAATTGGTTTTGATGCCTTACGCAATAACAATGCTAGTTATAGCGTTGCAGTTGGTGATTTTGCTGGCAGAGTGTCTACTGTTGCTATAACTGCTTTTGGGGCAAGTGCTGCCCAAAATAATAGTACTGGTGCTGATAATACGGCTATTGGTATTGGCGCTCAAACTAGCGGAACAACTGGTGGGCAAAATACATCTGTTGGTTGGCAAGCCAATTTCTACAACACCACTGGTAGCGACAACGTCGCAATCGGTCGCCGGGCTCTGTTTGGGCAAAGCGGGCTGACCGTAACCTCCAACAACGTAGCTGTTGGATCTAGTGCTCTAGTAACAGTCACCACGGGCGGGAACAACACCGCGATTGGTCGGGATGCTCTTCAGGCCAACACCACCGCCTCCAACAACACTGCAGTTGGGTATCAGGCGGGGTACAGCAACACGACTGGTGCAACTAATACACTTATTGGCTATCAAGCTGGTTACACAGCAAGCACTGCTGGTTTTAATATATTCTTAGGATATAGGGCTGGATTCACATCTAATGCTGGACACAATATTTGTATTGGAACTGAAGCTGGGGGCAGTTTAACAAATGGAACAAATAACACATTTGTAGGTGGTGGTTCTGTTTCTGCTAGTGGTGGAGCAATTACTACTGGTTCTAAAAACACAATTCTTGGCGCTTACTCAGGCAACCAAGGTGGCCTCGACATCCGCACCTTGTCAAATCGGATTGTTCTTTCCGACGGAGACGGGAATCCGCGTTGGTATATTGACAATACTGGCGCGTCAGGATATGGGCCAACTACGGGCGGCACTGTTACTCAGACGACATCTCGCACAACTGGCGTTACGCTTAACAAGCCAACCGGGGCAATAACTCTTGTCAGCGCAGCGGGAACAACTTCTTGGCAATCGTTTACAGTGACAAACAGCACTGTGGCGGCAACCGACACAGTTATCGTAAGCCAAAAGTCAGGAACCGATCAACATCAAATTTTCGTGACCAATGTTGCGGCAGGAAATTTTCAGATCACGTTTGCAACTACGGGCGGCACAACGACAGAGCAGCCTGTATTTAACTTTGCGCTTATTAAAGGTCAGACTGCATAAAGGTGGTGTAGTGATTACTCAACAACAAGCCTTAGACCTTGCCGCTTTGGTAGCATCAGAGGCGCGAGATTTGTACCACGGCAAATTTGCCAGAATCTAAAAGGAGCCTAACCATGACCACCTTCACCACCACCATCAACTCCATGTACACCCTGCAAACTCCTGACCCGGATTACGTGGTCAATGTGCTGTGGACAGTCACCGGGGTGGACGGCGCACACACCGCATCCATCGGCGGCAACACGCAGTTCAACTCGGCTGACCAAGAGGACGCATTCATCCCCTACGCCTCGCTGACTGAAGCACAGGTCATTGGCTGGATTCCCGCCAACCAGATCGAGAGCGCACAAGCCTGTGTGCAGGGCCAGATCGACAGCATGATCACGCCTCCTGTGAGCCCACAAAACACCCCCCTGCCATGGTCATCCGCCCCGCAAACGGCCTGATTGGCTGGACCCTGCGCCGCACGGGCTTCGCGGGCGTAACGCTCCCGTGGGGCATCTACATCTTGCCCGAGCGCTTGCAAGACGAACGGCTCATCAAGCATGAACGCGAACACGCACGGCAGATTGAAGAGCACGGTGTGATCGGGTTCTACGCACGGTATCTGTGGTTCACCCTCCGCCACGGCTATCGAAACAACCCGCTGGAGGTTTCGGCCCGAAAGGCAGAAGAAACATGAACGAACCCAAGATCACCCTTACCGATCTGTCTGTCAACGACATGAACGTGCTGCTCGCCGGGTTGGGCAAGCTGCCGCTGGACGCTGCGTACCCTGTGTTCATGAAGGTCAAGGCGCAAGCTGAAGCGCAGATCGCGGCACCCGAGCCCGCTGGCCTGAGCGACTGATCATGGCTTGGTCAGACGTACTGAAAGCGATCATCCCCATCGTGGTGGCCTGTATCGCATGGCTGCTGGGGCAAGTGAACTCTTTCTCTGAGCGTCTGACTAAGATTGAAGGCAGCATGCCTGCGCTCATCACCTCTACCGGCGTACCCACCGACAGCCCTCTATCTGCCGAGAAACGCGCCATCCTCAAAGAGCAGTTGATGAACCACATCAATGAGCTTCAGGTCAAGGTCAGGCTGCTTGAAGAGCGCGAACGTATCAAAGGAGCCAAGTGATGTTTGAGTCGCTGATCGGTGGTCTGTTTGGCGGTTTGCTTCGCCTCGCGCCAGAGGTGTTTAAGCTCTTTGATAAGAAGAATGAACGGGCGCATGAGCTTCGCATGGTTGAAGCCGAGATGGAGTTTGCCAAGATCCGGGGTGAGATCGCCATGCGGCAGGTCGAAGCGCAGATGACGATGGCCGAGATGGACACGATGGCTCAGGCGTTCAAGGAGCAGTCCGAGACCGCCAAGAATGCCGGGTGGTTTGTCTCTGCAATCTCAGCGCTGGTGCGCCCGATGGTCACTTACGCCTTCCTGGCTCTGTACGCCTCTGTGAAGATTGCTGCTTTCCTGATTGCCATAGAACAGAACGGCAACTGGAAGGAGGTCTTGGTCACGATGTGGGGCGCAGACGATCTTGCTGTCTTCAACATGATCATCTCCTTCTGGTTTGTCGGACGGGTGTATGAGCGGTCCAGCAAGTGAGGCGATAGACATCGCTGCTGCTCTGTGCCGCCCTTTTGAAGGGCTACGGCTGAAGCCGTACATCTGCCCGGCGGGCTACCCCACGATTGGCTATGGAACCGTTTTCAAGCCTGACGGCACCAAAGTGACGATGGAGCACCCCGAGATCACCAAGGAGGTCGCGGATGAGTGGTTGCTGTCTGAGCTACAAACGAACTATCTGGCGGGGGTTTTGAAGGCTTCGCCGGGGTTGCTTGCTTTTCCAAAGGCCCTTGGGGCGATGACCGACTTTGCTTACAATCTTGGCGTGGCCCGGTATCGCGGCAGCACCCTGCGGCGCAAGATTGACGAGCAGGACTGGGACGGTGCCAAGGAACAGTTATCCCTGTGGGTGCGCGGCGGTGGCAAAGTATTGCCCGGGCTCGTCAGGCGCCGCGCTGCGGAATCCGCCTTGTTGCCTTTGTGAAGCGTATGCGCTATAATTCACGCCAAGGTAGAAGCGCGCTGCACCAGCGGCTGCTGAAGAACATTCGGGAGCCCAGCGCATGAGCTACACCATGACCTACGACAGCTTGCTGGTCGACGTGCGTCGCTACCTGGAGCGTGGGTTCACCGCAGAAAGCGATCAGCTCGTCTACGAGCAGTTGCCCCGGCTCATCACGCTGGGCGAGCGGCGCTGCGCCCGTGAGCTGAAGGTTCAGGGTTTCATTCGGGCGGTGCAAACCCCGCTGCAAGCCGACGTGGCCGTCTACCTGAAGCCCGACCGTTGGCGCGACACGGTCAGCATGACCGTGGACGGGAGGCCCATCCAGGCCCGCTCGTAC